GCACCTACCGGGTGCGGCTATATGACCTGGCCGCAGAAACCGTGACCGAATGGCTCGCCCTGAAAAACCCGACCACCCCCTTTACCACGCCGGGGAACGTTTTGGACTGGTATTACCCGCCCCGGTTCGCCATCGCCGCCAAGGACGAGGGCGGCCTGCCCATCGGCGAGTTCATGGAGGGGTTAGGTCTGCTGCGGGCGGAGCTGGCCCAGCAGATCAAACAGTTGCGGATGGAGGAGGCCCAGGCGTTCAGCATGATGGGGCTCTACGGCCCCTTCGACGAGGTGCAGCAGCTCGGGGCCAACGTGGTGCTCAAAAGCTCCGACACTGGCTCTAAAGCCGAGCGCATCCCGCCAGGGGACTTCGCCCCGATGCAGGCCCAGCACGACCGGCTCCTCGAGCGCATCCGCCGCCGCTTCGCGGGTAAGGCCCGCCTCAGCAGCACCGCCAACCTCAGCGGCGAGGCCATAGACCAGGCCAACCTGAACGCCCTGAGCGCCTACAGCTTCTACGCCTCGCTGCTGTCGCGGCTGCTGTCCGAACTGGTGGCCGACTACGCGGCCCTGAGCCGCACTCAGGCCGTGCCGGTCACGGTGGGCATCAACAAGGGGAGCTACCGGAGCGAGCGCATTCAGGAGGTGGTGATGCTGTACGAAAAGGGACTGATGAGCCTGGACATGGCGGTGGGCGAAATCCGAACCTTCTACGACTTCTCCGACGAGCAGGTGCAAAACTTCCTCGCCAGCCGGAGCACCGTTACCGGTGCCGATGTGCAGCGCCTCTTTGGAGGGGGTGGTAATGGTTGACCATCCCCAACCTGGGCGAGGAGTACGACCGCCTGGTGGCCCTTCACCTGGCAAACGGCTACGACGAGGTATTGCGGCGCTTCAAAGCCGAACTCGCACGGGGCCGCCTCTCTGCCCTGACCCAGTGGGTGCAGCAGGGCTGGGGCCGGGGTGCGCTGATGGCCTGGAGCACCCACGCGAGATGGCTCGCCATCGGCAGCGTGCCGGGCCGGGAGGTGATGGAGGCGCTGGGGGCCAGGGGCCAGGCCTGGGCCGGGACGGTGGAGACCAGGGCCCTGGCGGTCCTCGGCAGAGGAGAGAGCCCCATAGAGCCCGCCGCCTACCTGAACCTCCTGGCGGGCATCACCGTGCGGGCGGGCTACCACGGCGGGGCCGAGGCTGCGGGGGAGGCGGGCGGGGCCAGGTTCAAGATGTGGATACGCAGCTACTCCGGCAGGGGCGAGCACCGCCACTGGCACGACGCCCTTAACGGGGCCACCATCCCTGCCGGGGCCAAATTCATTCTGCCCGGCGGCCCCAATGCCGGTACAAAAGTGGACGGCCCCCACGACTGGGACAGCCTGCCCGACCCGGCGGACTGGGCCAACTGCGGCCACGCCCTGATCTACGTGCCCGACGCCACGAGAGAGGACGTGCTGAAGGGGGTGCGGTTCTCGCCACCGCCTTCCGGAGGATAAAATCTCCGAAATGGAGTTCGAGCAGCCCAAACCGGGTGTTCATTTGGGCCGAGTCAGTGCGGTGGGGATTACGTGCTGCGCACGGGCAACCTCGAGCCCGATCTCCGACCCGGCCTGGCAGCCCTCGGTGATCGGGGCATCGCCCCCCGCCTATGGCGGTACAGGTGAGCCCGCATAGCGGCTGAAAGCTGAACCAAACCGAAAGGCCCGGACTCCGGGCCTTTCGCATTTGCGCCCAAACGACCTCATGGCGTGAAACTGCGGTCGGCTTGCTATGGAAAAAACCAACCCCACCCCGGCTCCGGGGCAAGAGAGCCAAGAAACACCCCCGACCCCGGGGCAAGAGGGTCAACCCAAACTGCTGTCGCAGGAGGAAGTGGACCGCATCGTGGCCGAGCGCCTGAAGCGGGAGCGGGAGAAGGCCCGCAAGGATTTCGAGGCCGAGAAAGCCGAAGCCGAACGCCGGGCCAAGCTCGAGGAAGGCGAACGCCTCAGGCTCGAGAAGGCCGAGGCCGAGAAGAAGGCCGCCGAAGCCGAAGCCCGCTTGGTGCGGGCCGAGCGCAAGGCCGAACTCGCCGCCAAGGTCACGCACCCCGACCGGGTGCTCCTCCTGATGGGCGAGAAGGCCGCCGAGTATTTCCCCGACGGCAAGGCCGACCTCGAGGCCATCTACCGGGACTTCCCCGAGTACCAGCCGCAACCCGATTCCAAACCGCCCGGCGGGGGCGTGCGCCCCCAAACCGGCAGACCCCTCCCCAGCAGCCTGGACGAACTCGCCAGGCTTCCGCCCGAGCAGATGAACGCGGCGTGGGAGGCGTTGCTCAAGAAAAAGTGAGGTAATCCATGTCCATCAGCAACTTCAAACCGCAGATCTGGAGCGCCCGGGTGCAGGCCAACCTCGACAAGGCGCTCGTGCTGGGCCGCTTGGTCAACCGCGACTACGAGGGCGAGGTGACCGGCTACGGCACCGCCGTGAAGATCAACAAGCCGGGCAACATCCCCGTGACCACCGGCTACACCGCCGGGAGCACCATCAGCTACGCCACGCCCTACTCGAGCCAGACCACCCTGAGCATCAACCAGCGCAGCATCGCCGGGTTCACGGTGGACTCGCTCGACCAAATCCAGGCAAACGTGAACCTGGTCGAGACCTACAGCCAGCGCATGGGGTTCAGCTTGGCCGACGACATTGACCGCTACCTCGCCAGCCTCTACGTGGCCGCCGGGGCGGGCGACGTGACCCTGAACGTTTCGGGCGCGATCAACGCGGGCGACCTAACCAACGTCTTCGCCGCCGCCGGGCAGCTCCTCGACACCACCAACACCCCCGCCGCCGGGCGCTGGGCCGCCATCAGCCCTGCCGTGCACGCGGCGATGGCGAAGGATTCTCGCATCTGGCAGGGCTTCCAGACCGCCGACAGCATGGCCGCCCGGGGCCAGAACTACCTCGGCTCGTTCATGGGCTTCGACCTCTACAAGTCCAACAACCTCCTGGGGACCGGGGTGACCGTGACCCTCACCGCCCAGGTCACCCCGGGCGACACCGCCCTGACCTGCTCGGCGCTCTCGGCCAGCATCCCCGCCGGGACCATCCTGGTCTTCGGGCCGGGCCGCTACGCCCGCACCACCGCCACCGCCGCCGCCGCCGCCACCAGCATCTCCATCGCAGCCTCGGATGTGGTCATCCCCAACGGCTCGGCGGCCACCTACGTCAAGGTGCGCAAGTGCATGTTCGGCACCGACGCCGCCATCACCTTCGCCCTGCAGAAGGCCCCGAACATGGAAGCCCTGAAGGACAAGGACACCACCTACGACTATGTGCGGGCCGAGCAGGCCTACGGGGCCGTGGTGATGGAGCCGCTGGCCCTGGGCACCCTGACAGTGACCGAGGCCTAGCCGAATAGCGGCCCTCGCGCCATAGCGCTCTCAGAGGAGGCTGTATGCCCAAAGTGCAGCACAAAACCGAGCACCGGGTGGTGGACGTGCCCGCCACCCACTGGGCGCTCCACCACCCGGATTGGGCGGTGGTCGAGGCCGCCGACGCCCCCCCGCCCGAGCCCGCCCCGGAGCCCGAGCCGGTGGTCGAGGCCGAGACGCCCCCGGAAGACGCCCCCAAGGGCAAGAGGAAATAGCCTATGGCCCGCACCTATGACCCCTCCGCCCTCACCCTGGGCGACCCCACCAGCGAACCCTGGGCCCTGGCCTGGGCCCGGCAGTTCGCCAAGGACCTCCCCAACGAGGCCCTGGCCTGGCCCGCCGACGGTCTGAGCGATGAGGAGTGGACGGCCTGGGTGCGGGCCACCAAGCTCGAGATCACCGTATCCAACCGCTTCACCGACACCCTGCCCTCCCCCCCTGCCGTGGGCACGGTGATCGCGTCGTATTACCTGCCCCACGTGGCGGCGGCGAAGGCCTTCGAGGCCAACCCGTACTGGGTGAACCGGGAGACCATCAGCGGCTACAGCGGCGAGCGCCCCACCGCTGCCCAGGTGGCCTCGAGCATTCTCCGGGCCGGGAGCTGGGTCAACCGGCTCGTTGCCCGGGCTGAGCAGGCCGCGGGCCGCACCTACACGGGGGTGATCGGGGAATGGCCGAGCGTGTTCTGACCTTCACCAACCTCGCCACCAACGAGCATGTCCACGGGGTCTACGGCGAGAGCCAGCCCGGACGATCGGGCGAGTTCGCCGCCCCCAACCCCACCATGCGGCTCGTCACCACGGGCCGGGTCAAAACCGGCGACATCCTGCGCGAGCGGGAGGACGGCAGCCGCTACCGGGTGGGCAAGACCTATCCCGTCGGGCGCAAGATGGTGTGCGAGCTGGTCAAGGAGGCCTGAATGGAGCCCGAAACCCAACGCCTCGAGGTCGCCTGGGCCGCCCTCCTCGAGTCCGGGGCCTTCCTCATCGTTCTGGGGAACGGAGCCAGGCTGTGCGTGACCGGCTGGGGGGTGTACCGCCTGGGCAGCCGGGAGGGGCTGGAGTGGCGCGAGCTGCTCGAGCACCTCCCCACCCCTCAGCCGCGGGGGGTGGCCTGATGGCCCGCTTCGAGGTGCAAGTCATCAACGCCCGGGCGCTGCTCGACGTCCCGGGCAACGTGACGGCGGTGGGGAACCTGGCCTTCCGGCTGATGGTGGACGAGGCCCTGATGCGGGCCAAGGAGAACGTGGCGAGCGGGGCCAGCGGTTTGCGGGCCCGAAGCGGCAGGCTCTACCGCAGCCTCAAGAAAGGCCCCTACCGCCAGTGGAAACCGGGCGGGATCGGGGAGCAGACCATCTACATCGCCGGCGACGGCTTCTACGGGGCCCTCCACGAGACCGGCAAAACCAAAAACGGGCGCACCGTCATCACCCCGGTCAGGGCGCAGTACCTGGTATTCCGGGTCTACCGGCCCACCGACGCGGACAAGCCCAGCGGCCCGTGGGTGCGGGCCAAGCAGGTGCGCATCGTCAAGCGGCCCTTCTTGGCCCCGGCTGCCGAGGCTGCCGTACGCGGCTTTGGGGCCCACGTCCAGACCGCCCTGCGCACCGTCGTGCGGGGTGGGTTGCCGCCGGGGGTGCGGGAGGTGGATGTGTGACGGCCAAAGCCCTGCTCGCCCAGCTCGCCGCCATCGCCCAGAGCGCCCTGCCCGGCTGGACGGTGCTGCAATACTACGCCCCCGACGCCGCCGACCAGCAGCTCGACATAGGCTTCAGCGCCGCCACCTACGGCGGGTTCAGCCTGGGGGGGTATCAGGTGCTGGACACCGTGAACCTGCGTCTGTTCGTCCGGCTGGGCGACGCCCCGGACACGGCCTACGCCGCCCTGCTCGACGCCCGCGACGCGCTGATGCGGGCCATCCTGCAGAACGCCGACGCCCTGGCGAACGCCGGAGCGGTGCTGTTCCCCTCGCAGTCGCCCTACCCCCAAAGCGAACCGCCGCAGGTGGCGGCCAGCACCCTCGACACGCTGTACTGGCAGGTGATCGTGCGGCTGCCGCTCGAGCGCCGCTTGTAAAGGAGCACTATGGCAAGTAAACCCGCCCCGAACGGGGCTTTGTGGCTGCACAGCGACACTCTGATCTTCGGCCTGGGCCGTTTCGCCGCCGGAGAGCACGCGGTGGGCGAAGCGGAGGGGCAAATCCCCGCCGAGGTCGCCCAGCGGCTCGTCGAGCGGGGCCAGGCCAGTGCGGTTCCGCTCGCCGTGAAGGAGGAAGAGAATGCCCGTTAACCTGGGAGCGTATCTGGGGCTGGGGAAGGAATCCACCTACGGCACCCCCGTGGCCCCGGCGGTCTATGCCGCCCTCACCAAGCCGGCCAAGAGCACGGTCAACGTGCCGCTGGCCGACGTGCCCAACGTCAACACCTACGGCCCGCTGGCGACCACGCCGGGCATCCGCTCGGCGGAGTTCAGCGCCGAGGCCACCGTGACCCCGAACTTCCTGGGGGCGGCCCTTTCCGCCCTGATGGGCAGCCCCACCACCACCGGCACCACGCCGAACTTCACCCACACCTTCACCCCCAAGACCGCGGTCCCCAGCTTCACCGCCGAGCACGACGACGGGGTGGACACCTTCCGCACCCAGGGCCTCAAGCTGGCCGAGCTCAACTTCAGCCACAACCCCGACGGCTACCTGAGCTACACCCTGAGCGGGATGGGTCAGGACCGGGTGGGCGGGGCCACCTACACCGCCCCCACGCTCGAGTCGGAGTTCTTTTTCCAGCGCCACCTGACCATCACCCTCAACGCCGTAGCCCTCAGCGCCGACGTGGAGGAGTTCAGCCTCAGCCTGAAGATGGGCAAGGAGGCCCTCAAGGGCTTCGGCAGCCAGACCATCTCGCTGGTGGAGATTGACGGCACCGCCGAGGCCACCGCCCAGTTCACCCTGCGCTTCTCGAGCAGCCGTGATGCGGCCCGCTACGCCGACTACACCGCCGCCACCGCCCGGGCCGCCAGCTTCGACTGGAGCATCAGCGCCAACCGGCAGTTCAAGGTGGACTTCGCCAACTGCGTGTTGGCTGCCGACCCGCTCCTGGTGAGCAACGACACCCTGGGCCTGGCGAGGGTGAGCATCCAGCTCCGGGCGCTCTCCAGCGGGGGCAACCTGTTCAGCGTGACCCTCAAGAACGGCCAGGCCGGAACCGCGTACTAAGTTTTGGGAGGCAGAGTGCTCACAAAAGAACAGCTTTTAGCCAAGCGCCGGGTGCCCGTCGAGCTCGACCTGGGGGGCGGGGAGCGCTTCACGGTGCACATCAAGCCGGTGCTGCTGACCGACTTCTTGCAGTTCAAAGAGGAGCTGCCCGCCGTGTACCAGATGATCGCCGGGACGATCGGGGGGCAGGGCCCAGCCCCGCAGGAGGGCGACGACCCCTTGCGGCGCACCCTGCAGGGCTATGACTTCATGCTGGCGGTGGTGCTGGCGGGGGTGGTGGAGCCCAGGCTCTCGCTCCGCCCGGACCCGGGCGAACTCAGCCCCCGCGACCTCGAGCCCTTCGGCACCGGGGAGGGGCAGGCCATGCCCAACCTGCGCCGCTTGAGCGAAGCCATCCTGGGGCTCTCCGACCTGGACATCGCCTTTCGCCCCGCCGGAGAACCGGCGGGCGTTCCTGCTCCGACTGCACACCCTGGCCCCGACGCTTGACACGCTGGCCCAGCGCTACGGCACCGACCCCTGGAGCGTCTACCACTGGTCGTTGGGCCGCTTCGACTTCAACCTCGCGGTGGCCCGCCGGGCCGCCGAAGAGGAGCGCATTCGCGACGAGCTGCGCCGCATGAGCGAGGGCGGGAGGAGGCCAGGGCCGTAGGCCGGAGGGCAGCGGCGTATCCACACCCCGCTTGGAGGAAATATGAACAACGTCTATGATGTGCTCTTCCAGCTCCGCGACAACGCCAGCGGGGCGCTCGCCCGTATCGAGGCCGGCATCAGGGGCGTGAGCGGCAGCCTGGAGCGGGCCAAGGCCTCGTGGGGCGGCTTCGTCAGCGCCTCGCAGGCCGCCGCCGCCGGGCTGGGGGGGATCGGGGCAGGCTTGGCCGCCCTGGGCGGGGCCGCCGTGAAGGCGGCTGCCGACTTCGAGCAGAGCCAAATCGCCTTCACCACCCTGCTGGGCAACGGGCAGAAGGCCAAGCAGTTCCTCGAGGACCTCCAGACCTTTGCCAACGCCACCCCCTTCGAGTTCAAGGGCTTGCAGGCCGCCGCCCGCCAACTGCTGGCCTTCGGTTTCCAGGCCCAGAACATCCTGCCGATCATGACCAGCATCGGCGACGCGGTGAGCGCCCTGGGCGGGGGACAGTTCGAGATCCAGAGGGTGACCCTGGCCCTGGGCCAGATGCAGGCCAAGGGCAAGGTCACGGCGGAGGAGATGATGCAGCTCGCCGAGACCGGGCTGCCGGTGTGGGACATCCTCGCCAAGAAGATGGGGAAATCTATCGGCGAGACCATGAAGGCCGCCAGCGACGGGGCCATCTCGGCCTCGCAGGGGGTCTCGGCCATTTTGCAGGGTCTCGAGGAGCGCTTCCACGGCTCGATGGACGCCCAGAGCAAGACCCTGTCCGGGCTGTTCTCCACCCTCAGCGACTCGGCCAACACCACCCTGCGCATCGTGGGGCAGGAGATCGTCAAAACCCTCGACCTCTCCGAGGTGGTGAATCGGGCTATCGGGGTGCTCAACCGGCTCCAGGACTGGGCCAAGAACGGCGGGGTGGCCCAGGCCTTCGGCTGGATCAAAGACAACGCCCTCCTGCTGGCCGGGGCGATCGCCGGGGTGCTCGCCCCGGCCCTGGTCAGCGCCGCCGCCGCGACGGCGGCCTTCCTGGCCCGGATTGCGCCCCTGGCCGCCGTCGGGGTGGGCGTGGCCGTGGCCCTGCAGAACGTGGGCGTGAGCGCCACCGACCTCCAGCGGGTGTTGGCCCTGGTCGGGCAGGCGGTCTCGGGGGTGGTGGATTTGTTCCACGGCCTGGGCATTGCCGCCGGGGGCATCGCCAACTACATCGGCGACTTCTTCCGGGGCATCACCAGCCACTTCGCCGCCTTCTTCAAGTCCAGCGCCGAGGCCGCCAGCAACTTCCTGCTCGGCCCGGCCTTCTGGGGCAAGGCCTACGACAGCTACAAGTCGGCGCTGGGGCTGTTCGACCAGGCCACCCGGGTGGGCACCGAGGGGCTCGTCAAAAGCTTTGCCGAGGCCGAGCCGCTGGTCACCGGCGGTATGGCTAAGATCACCAACTCGCTCAACGGCAAAGCTGCACCCGAGTTCCAGAAGTTCGCCGCCGACGTGACGGGGAGCATCAACCAAACCCTCACCTCGCTGAACAAGCTCGCCGCCCTGGGCGACCTGCCCGGCGGCTCGGGCGGGGGGGCGGGCAATGCTGCCAAGGGCTGGACAGAGGCGGCGGTGCGCAAGCTGTTGCCCGCGGCCCGGGCGCTGGTAGAGCAGGTGAACGCCCTGCAACAGGCCGGGAAGTTCCTCGAGGCCGACGCTTCATTGCAGCGGTTCTTCCAGGCCGGCGGGGATGCCGCCCAGCAGGCCTACAAGGTGGCGGAGGAGGAGCTGAAGCGGGCCCAGAAGCTGCTCCAGGACGCCAGCAAGCGGGCTGCCGAGGCGGTGCAGGCCGACTTCAGCCGGGCCCAAGACGCCCTCGTCGCCAAGGCCCAAAGCTGGGCCAACGCCTGGGCCCAGAAGCAGCAGCAGGCCGAGCAGGCCGCAGCGGACGCCGCCAAAGCCGCCGCCGAGGCCACCGCCAACGACTGGTACTTCGCCCACGACAGCATGACCCAGAAGGCCGAGAGCTGGGCCCTCGCCTTCAAGCAAAAACAGGCCGAGGCCCAGAAGGCCGC